GACTTCATCTCAACCTGACTAGCAGAGACGCCTGCAAGGTCCTTACACGCCTCTTCTACCATCACATGAAGTTTATTCAGGTCAAGAGGTTCAGTGCTACCATTCCTCTTGACAACTTTTGTTCCGTTGCTCATATTTTCTTCCAGTTGTTAAATTTAATTTTTGCTTCTAAACCTGAGTAGGTATTTGATTTTATCACATCCATGACATTAAGTCCAGATAGGACCATATCGTTGATGTCTTTCTCTACGATTCCGCTTGGCCAGATGACGACGCTTTGCCCTCTTGATATGCACTTGCCAATTCGATTGACAATTTCTCTATTACGGGGCTCATTATCGTAAACAAAAACAACACTGCTTCCCTCAAGACAACGAACATCACCGTCACTGCCACACAGAGCCACGCTATTGTTGACGAAAGTGCTGTCAAAGGGTCCTTCGACCACATAGACTGGTAGTTTGTCATTGACTTCATTAAGTCCATAAATCTTTGGTGCCTCCTCATCAAGCATCACGGTGATATATTTAACAGAGTTAGGAACTAGACTTCTGCCCTGAAAACCGATAAGGTTATTGTCCTTATCGTGCATTGGTATAATAATGCGACACTCGTCCCTACCTATGGTGTCGAATGTCTGTTTCTGGGAGTTAGTCCACTCTTTAAACTTGTCAGCAAAGTAAAACTTTTCTGGGTTTAGTTTCCTTTTCTCTAGGTATTCTTTGGCAACTGGATTTGAAGATGCTTTCGGTAAGTTTAGTGACTTCTTGAATACTGGTTTCTTAAATTCCAGTTTGGGTGCTTCAACAACAAACCCTCTTCCAGTATGACCTTCTTTGAATTTCTCCAGCGTATATTGCTTATGGAGCACTGGGTCCAACTCTTTCAGGAAGTTGTTGAAGGACAGACTAGCGCCACAGTTATGGCATTTGAAGTTGGTGTTATTCTTGACAGGATACAGGTATCCCCTCGTCTTGTTTTTATTCTTCTGGGAGTCCCCACAGATAGGGCAGCGGAAGTTGTAGAGATCCGACTTGACCCTCTTGAATTTTTGTAGACGCGACGAAACGAGACCAATATACTTGGAGTCAACCAAATCCATTATGTGAATGCTATTTCTGCTGCTCTATTCTAACCTGTGCTTGAGATGCAGTCAATAGTCTTGGGACAAATGCGTTGACGGTGCTTATGAATATTACAGCGACAGCAAGCACACCTCCTACTTGCCATCTAAACTTTGATAGAGACTTCAACTCTACTTGTATTTTATCAATTCTTTCATGAATGACCTTGTGGTCTGCGTCACTTGCTTGCTTGACCTCATCAATCATCTTAATGATTAGGTCATCAGTCTTTGCAGTTTGCTCTATTCTTTCGTCGTGCTTAGCAAGAATTGCTGCGATGCGTGCATTCCCTTCGGATATCTTATCGACCGCTGATTCTAGTTTTGATAACATTTCGCGGGATAAGTCTTCATAGATATCGAGTTTAGATTCAAGAACCGCTATCTTTGATCCTTGGGAAAACATTTACTTACATCCTTTCTTCCAGCGTGTTCTAGCACCAGGCATACAACCTCTGGCAAGGATGGTAGGTCTTTTCTTTTTAGGAAATACTGGAGGTTCACCAGTAATACCAGCAACACCACCTGCCGCAACGCTAACAGTTGGTGCTTCTTCTTTCAGTGTCCTGACAATCTCAATAATCCTATCGATATCCATCAGAGTGCCTTAAGTTGCAATAAACAATTTTGATCTGCTTCTATATCGTCTACAAGAGTCTTTGGATATTCCGGAATTCTATTCAAAAATACCAAGAAACTTTTAATAGAGGGCCAAAGTTCCTCTTCTAAGTTATAGAATAGAAGAGGAACAGTGGCGTCATTAAAGACGTTAAAAAGTACTATAAGATGATTTAGAATAAGATGAACTTTCAATTCGCCACTATTCTTATATCGTTTTAATAACCGCTTGACATATCTGATTCGTTTTAAATCAGATTCGAAATCGTCTTTAGTGACAGCTTGGGGGTTGTCGTAGAATTTTATAGCGAAGAGTAGATAATTACTCTCATTCAATTCATCAAATCTCATACATCACTCAGTTATCATTCAGCGAATCTTGCGTCGTCTGCTGCGTCACCTGTGATTCCACCAGCAACTAATACTTCAGACTTGACTCTGAGGTTTCCGTGGCAATCAATATAGGTTGTAACGCCAACCCAACCAGAGTGTGCGACTGCATAAGCACCCTCTTTACCACCAACAGCGGTTGTAGCAGCAACGCCAACCTCAGTTGCGTCTACACCAAAGACACCAGTGAAGACAGGGCTGGTTGAGAATCCAGTTGTCTTTGCTTCAGGTGCTCTGTAGTGAGAATCGCCAAGAACGTAAAGTGGTTCTTCGGAGATTGCATAGGTTGTTGCGGGGACGGTTGTGAGTCCTGATACGAAACCACCTGTAGATGCAATCGAGAGAGCACCAGCAGAATCTACAGCAGTGATAACTGCATAACCATAGGTTACGCCAGCACCAACCGAGATAACATTACCAGTACTAATACCTGCAGTATCGAAAGTTGCACTTGTTCCAACTCTCTCAACTTTCTTCGTGGTAAGATTGACGGTAACTGTTCCGTCAGAATATACCGCGTCGTTATTGCCCCAAAGAGCCATGTTTCCTTACCTTATAGAATTCTTATATTGATATTTATAAAAAAAGGAGACCTTAAGGTCTCCCTTGAATCACTCTTCGCGGTTCCTAATTGCTTTTGCTACTGCTTCAAGCAATTGGTCGTCCATATCGGTTTTAGTCAGTTTTACTGCTTTACCAAGGATGACCAAGCAAATGTCAATTAGTTTTTCGCCAAGTTCCTCGTTTTCGGGGATTTTAGCAACAGCATCGGAAATAACTTTTGATGCTAATGGGAGAAGGAATCCTAACATGATAGATACCAGTTACCTATCAATATATAGGGACTTATGGGCGCAGTCCGCCAGTTGATCTTGTTCCATCACCAAAAGCGCGACGCATTGCTTCCCTACCAAGTTGTAGAGTTCTTCTATCAACAGCACCTTCTCTTTCAATAGCAGACTGTGGTTTTGCTGCTTTTGCTGCTTCTCTTCTTTTTTGCGCTGCTTCTTTTGCTGCTTCTTGATCGTCAGTTGCTTGAGCAGCAGTATAAGTAGCAGCATTCTCATTCATCTTGGCAGATGAAGAAGTCATAGCCTTCATAACCTTCTTTTCATCAGCATCGTCAAGAAGGATTGGGTTTCTTACGCCCATTGATCTTATCTTATTCTTGAGAAGATCACGATAGGTTTTCTTGTCTCTTCTGTCACACTCACAAGGGCACTTACCACACTTAGGGCATACTGCCTCTTCGTTTACTTTTTCACCCTTCTTCTTTTTCTTACCCTTTTTCTTTTCGGGAAGACCTTCATGCTCGGTAGAAGCATATTTCTTTGCTTCTTTCTTGCTCATGCCCTTTGCAGCATCTTCTACTTCAGGAGATGCTTCTCCACCTTCTTTTTTCTTCTTATAAACCAATGCCATGAAGCGTTGTTGCGCCTTGCTCTTTGCTTTCTCCATCAGGAATGGACCTTCAAGTTCGGTTCCTGCCTGAATGATTCCGCCAGCAGCATTAGCGTCAGAACCGTCTTGTGGGAAAACTTTGATTCTTGAAGAGTTATCTACCCCAGAACCAGTGATCTTGCTCTTATTTTGACCTTCGGTGCTGGTAGTTCCAGTTGCACCTTCAGACCAGAGGAAGTCTTCTTTTCTGGTATCTTGACCGTCTGGCTTACCACCCCTTTCTCTTTGGATAGCGTTGTGGACTGCGCCAGCGTGCTCCTTTGAAGATGATTCTATTTTACCATCTCCATCAAAATCTTTCTTTGCCTTTCTACCTTCATAAGGTTCGCCAGCATCAGTCATTTCAACCTTGAGACCTTTTGCTCTCAGTTGAGTGATCTTTTCACGGTTCGCCATACGAACGTATGATCTACCGCTCTTAGGATCCAGAACTCTTACCTGATACTTAGTTCCTTCCTTACCTTCCATCTGGCGCTCATAGACCAGTTCGAGTTGGGGTTCTTCTTTCGATACGCCTTCAACAAATACCTTATACATAGCGCCTGCGACGCCATCAACCGCCCAGTCTTCACTGATACCAATATACTGTTCGGAGACTCCACCTGCCTTACCAAACAACTTCTCTCTTACAGCAGTTCTTTCTGCCTGACTCAGAGAACTATTTGACATGTACTGAGAGAATGCTGCCTTCAGGTCAATATCCTCTCTTCTTGCGCGATAGCGGATATCATAGACTGCTTGACGGATTCTCTTTTCAGATCCTTCGCCTTCTCCACCTTCTTTCTTATCACCACCCTTTGGTGCAGCACCACCCTTTGCCTTAGCAGGAGCAGCGGCGGCAGGAGCGTGCTTTCTTGCGGGAAGTTCCTCAGCAATGTGCTTTTTCATTTCGACTAAGATACTTTTTTCTTTTTCTTATTTTTATTTATGAAATCATATCCGCTGACGCATCCAGGAACCATAGACATTACATACTCTCTGTACTTATCCGTACCAATCAATCGCTTATCTGGACCTACTCCACCTCTAGTAGTGCTATTCACAACCGCCTCAGTAACATCCTTAATCCAAGACTTAAACATAATCTTGTCTTCAGTAACACAAATAAGGTAGTTAGTGCCACGGCGAATGATACGACCAACCAGACCCGTGTTGAGGTTTTCTACCAGTTGACCAATCCTGAAGATATTGTTATTAACATAATTCTCACGAAGCACTTGATAGTTAAACTTGGGAGCAATCTGCCAAGATTCTACTTGAATACCCATCGATCCTTTGATGTCAGCAAACATTTGTTTTGCTACTGACCTCTTAACAAGAGGAACCAACTCAGTCTGTGGAATCATTTCGCCAGTTTCAGGATCAACTATTGGTTCACCCATCTCATCAACTGCCGGAACCATTTCACCAGTTTCTGGATTTACGACTGGTTGCTCTTGATGAAGATGTCTATAGAAAGTTTTAAAATCATCTTCTTGAGCAGCAAGTCTCATTCTCGATGCTGAAAGACCAGCAACTCCTTTAGAGTCATCATCTCTATCACCAGAAGAAACAACATCAACATTATCAAATTGATAGAGGCTTCCATTATAATCATTTGCCAACTTCGTGAATTCCTTGACTCTATCTTCCCCACCAACAATTCTTACATTAGCATAACCATCATTATGAGCTTTCTTTAAGACATCAAAGATAGTTTTAGTATTGGAATCATTTTGAATTCTTGCAGCGTGTTGTGGAAACAGCTGCCTCATCATAGCAACTTTAGTATCTGGATCTAATGGATTCTTCTTAGGATCATTAGATCTGGAAGGTACAATAATATAGTCTCCTTTATCACCCTCAGCAGAACTTGCAGCAATATCCATTAACTGCATATGACCTGCATGTGGAGGATTGAAGCGACCAAAACCGACAGTCAATGTGCCTTTGGTTTTTTCTACTGGAAGATATTTTACTGGTTTCTCTGGTGCAGCAGCAACTTCAGGTGCAGGTTGTTGTGCCGCAGGTTTTTGTTGTTGCTGCAATGCAGGGTCAACAAAGTTGGGGTCTGATACATTCTTTTCCTTCTCAGTCTGTGCTGGATCTTTAGCACCAACTTTCTGACGCTTATTATAAAACTTCAGTCTACCTTTTTCCGTCTTGGCGACAAACTCGCCAGACATTCTATCATACCAACCACCATGACCGTCACCCTGCAAACCCAACCTTGCTGCTTGCTGGGCGGCAGATTCGGATAAAAACTGGAAAAAATTCTTCATCACTTCTTGCTTTGCAACTCCTTGGTAATCGTATTTTGATTGGTAACGATATACCTTAAGATTTGTTTTCGTATCAATATATATTTATTCTTTTGCTTTTTGGTCTTCGAAGCATCGATCTCACGCTGAAGAGTTGTATAAACATAAGCAGCGAAGTTCTTGAAGTCTCTATTGTCATAACCTTGAATAAGTTTTTGTAAATACTCAGACATATCTGGTTATCCTTCTTCCACCAACACTACTTATAACGAATCTAGCACCTCGGATATTATAATTTGAGCGATCACCTTTGTAGATACACATAAACACAGGTTCATATAGACCGGTAATTGCATCTCCATTATTATGTGTATTAGCAGAAGAGGTCAAAGTATACCTATTAGTTCCAGATGAAATCAGATTTACAGTTCCTTGTAAAAGAAGATCTACATTCTGTATACCTGTAGTAGCACCAGGAACACCATAACCACTACCATACACCGCCTGCATCTTTAACTTGGTATCAGTAATTCTTCTGGCAACAGTCGTTGCATTAGGCATTTGAGTACCAAAGATAGACTGACATGTTGCAACAAATGCTTGAGTTTCTGGGTGTGCTGCAAGAACTGGTTCACCCCTTTCGGTGATACCACCCCACTGCTGAATTGCAGTTGGTGTGGATCCGTCTTTATGAGAAACAAACCCCACCATATTTCCAGAAACATCTCTGAAATGGAAATCTGACTTTGGAGTTCCAGGTGTACTTTCAACATCCACAACCTGGTAGTAGTCTCTTCCTATTTTCAAATTTACAGAATCACTGCCAGACCTTTGTTTTATTGCTTCCATTAAAGTTCTTATTCTTCTAACTTCTGCATCTTCTGCAGCAGTTGTATTCTGGGTTCTTCCAGAAAACTCAGAGTCTTTGAAGAGTTGAGTGAGTCTTATCTCACCACCCATAGTGGTTGGCAATAGTATACTTGGTCCCCGTCTATATTGTTCTAAGTCAGAGACCGAACTAATAGTACTGGCAACATTGGGATCTATTGTTACTCTCTGTCCGTTACCTTCAACTAAAGTAAAATGCCTTCTACCCTGTATCCTGTTCCTAAACAGAGAAAAGTTATTTCTTTTTTCTAACTCGGAGGGTGACAGTCCAGCCATTACCTTTTTTAGGTATTTATGGAGAATAGCGGATTCGAACCGCTGACCTCCTGCGTGCAAAGCAGGCGCACTACCAACTGTGCTAATTCCCCGAATGACCCTTTCGGGTCTAATGTGCTTATTCTACCACAGCACTGATGGCATCGTCAAGGTCTGTAATGACTTCACGGATTTCAAAGACACGCTCGGGGCAAGAAGCATCAGTAGAGTATCCTTTTTGTGCGTCAAACAAAACTTGACGAACTGCTGCCGCCGAGCGGACAGGCATTTCAATAGTTACGGTTTTCATACTTCATACTTATCAAATAGTTTACGGATGTTTTGAGTAATACCCATACCACCAGTATAGGTCTCCAGAAGTTCTCCATCTTCGTCAGTGATGATGAGGACAGGAGTGGCAGTCACACCATACTTCTTAGCAAGGTCCAGGTTTTCTTGTGGGATGGGAGTGTCAGCAAAGTCATCAAGATAAACTTCTTCGATGATGCTAGTGCGCTCATCTTTGATAGAGTTGAAGTATTTCTTGACTAGACCGCAGGGTCCACAGGACTCTTTGGTAAAGATAATGAACTTACTCATCGATCGTCAGCAGCACGGTTTTCGGAGAAGTAAACATCGAAGGATCCTTCAGGGTAACGCTTCTCCAGTTTCTTGACGTTAGTGGCAATCACATCGTCGAACGAAACACCGAGTGCCATGCAGGCTTGAGCCACGTACCACATAAGATCACCGAGTTCAATAATAAGATGCTCACGGTTATCGTCGTTCCAAGGTTTTCCTTGGAAAACCATCTTCTTGATGATTTCAAGGAACTCCCCACCTTCAGCATTAATACCAACACCCGCAGTAAGAAGTCGCTCAATATTGGCACCCTTCTCGTCAAGGGCAACAAGGCGGTCGGAAAGAGCGACAAAATCAGTAGAGGCATCGCTAGTAACCGCATCAACAAATTTTTGATAGCGTTCAAAGTCAATATGTCGTTCCATTAAAATTTAAATCCTTCGAATGATTTTTTTGGTTTGTCTTCGTAATTATACTCGTCCTCTTGTCCCGAGTCAAGTATGTCGTTTTGAGCGGTCTGCTCGCAGTCATAGAGTCGCATCTTCGCTCTATCAATACCCACAATGAAGCGTTTGTATACTGACAAATCGTTATAACGATTCTTAAGTTGCTTCACCATAAGTTGTCCCAGTTGTTCCAACTCCTCTGTGCTAATAAGGGCAAACATAAGATCAGCAGTAGCAGGGAGACCAAAGGACTCAGAAGTGTCAGTAAGCTCAACGTCACTGCTACCATAACCAGAACGAGTGGTCTGCGTGGCAGATACGATAGGGAGGTTTGCTTCAACAGCCAACCCTCTAAGCTCCTCTGCAATAGCTTTAATATAGCTATATGAATTGACAGTGCCCGTCTGGCGATAGCGGGAGGAAGCACATATATTAAGGTAATCAATGAAAATAATATCAGGCTTAAATGACTTCTTAAGTGAAAGTTCGTTAAGAAGTGCCTTAAAGTGTCCACTGTGTGCTGATGCTGTAGGATACTCTTTAATTATAAGAGTACCCTGAGTTTTGGCAGATAGCTTTGTAACTTTATTTTCGAAAGTTGTCTTAGGCAGGTCTGTCAAATCTTGGATATTGACATTGAGAAGGTTTGCATCAATACGTTCAGCAATTTTCTCCTCTGCCATCTCCATTGTAATGTAAAGCACGTTACGTCCGTTAAGCAAAACGGAGCTAGCCATATGACACATGAAAAGAGACTTACCAACACCTGTCCCAGCAAGAGCGATGTTAAGAGTCTTGTTAGGAAGACCACCTTTCGTAATCTTATTGAAATACTCAATGTCAAACGGGATACGATCTTCCTTGCGGTGGTAAGACTCATAGCGTGCTTCATAGTCATTCAGGTAATCGTGACCGATATGATTGTCAAAAGATACTGCAAGAGCATCTGACAAAATAGAAGGAATCGCATCACGATTCTTCTTCTCATTGTTTCCATCAGCAATGTTGATGGATTCCATGAGTGCCAAATAAATGGCGCGATCACGGCACCACTTTTCAGTAGTGTCAAGCAACCACTGTCCTTCTACAGGAGCATCATGAAAAGAGTCGGAGATTTCCCTTACCTCTTTGATTTCTGATTCAGTTAGGTCAGACCGATTCTCAAGTTCAATCTTGAGTGCTTCGGTCGTGATTGCTGACCCATACTTTACAATGAAGTGAACGATTTCTTGGAAGACAACTTTCTCTGTCCTACTTTCAAAATAATCAGGTTGAATAAAAGGAATTACCTTCCTAGAATATTCTTCATTATAAACAAGGTTTCTGAGAATAGTAGTCTCAATTCGTTCCATAGGAATAGTATTGTTTCGCGGCAGCATCAAGTTGCTGCATTACTTCAGGTGTGAAATAAGTTTCGGGGTCTTTGAGTATAGCCTTAGCATAGACTTTTTTGCCGTCGATTTCGTATCGACCTGCGACATTTTTCCAGAGACCGCCCAGTTCACCGAGCTCAAGAAGACCATAATATCGATCAAGACCACGCTCATCGTAATAAAGACGCACCGTAACATCTTGGTTCTCCTTGCTTAAACGCGACTTAGCAGTCTTTGCC